AGAAAAGGGTCGCGTTTCTCTTGGAGCCTCCTGTTCAGTGGCTGGAGATACGTATGCATCTCTCATCCTCTCGTTGTACCCCGCAGATGGCTCCTTCATCGTAATTTGACCTTGAGGAGGTGACTCTGGGGGAGGCTGCTTAAATATATTGCCGTGCTGTGCATCTCCAATTCCCGGACCCATTGAGCCTCTTAAAGGAACCGAAGGACGGCTAAACTCTGCTGGCAAGTTAGGATCTAATCCCGGCGTTGCTGCGGCACCCGCATCTGGAGGAGTTGGTTTTCCGGGATCAAAAGCAGTCCGGATTGAATCTGCAACTCCTTGCGCTCCACTAATTGCGTCACGGCCAGCTTCATTGATAGCGCCATAAGCTGCACCCAGAGGATCATCATACCAAGACGAGCCAGAGCCTTCTCCCTGTGGCTGAGTAGCATTGCCAACTGGAGTTGTCATATTAGTTCCGCCCCTCGTATCCCTCTGAAGGGTTTGAGTGGCGTTTCCTGCTGGCGTAGTCATATTGGGACCACCCCTTGTATCCCTTGTATCCCTTGGCTGCTCAATCTGACTTTGTAGTTGACGCTGAAAGTTTGCTCGCTCGTCATCGGATGCTAGTCGAGCACTAATGCCGCTCTTAGGATCTACGCCCCTAACCGTTTCACTTTCCATCGTAGGTTCTGGGGCAATCGTTTCACTTGCCATAGTGGGCGGCGGAGCAATTGTTTCGCTTGCTATAGTAGGTGGTGCTTCTATTTCTTCAGTAGCAATTTCCCTAACTATCTTTTTTAAATCAGCAGGTTTAAGGTCTTCAATAGCTGCCAGTGCTTCAACGTCTACATCTTCTTCTCCTGACGCAAGCTCGTTTTTCAGTTCCTCTAAATCAACTACTTCTTCTTTGCCCTCTGAAAGAGGTTCTGATGGGCGCTCCATTGCCTGTTTTACTTGATCTTCAAGGCCACCTTTTGTGCTAGAATCCTTAGACTTGGCTGGAATGACTTTAATATTTTTAGTGTTATACAAGCTGTAATATTTACCACTATTAGGATCAATCCATTGCTCACTTCTTTGCATTCCTTTAATGGTTGCGCTTTTTTCTCCACTTCGCTCTAACATCTGGCGACTTGCATCCATGCGCGCTCTTTCCTGCCCCATTGCACCACCGCCACTACTAACAATAAATCCTTCGGGGGGATTGTCTATCCAGTCTGGCTTACTTCCGCCAGCGGGGCGACCTCCGGTCACTCGTTCAACTGCGCCCCCAACGCCCCCTGCAACACCTTTTAAAAAGCTTCCAATTGCCATTATACTGTCTCTGAGTTAGCGCCCTCTTGAGAAGGCGAAGTTGCTGGTTCATTAAACGCCCTAGGAAGAGCAGCTTGGCCACCTTGACCAGCCTCTTCAACCCTTGCTGGCTCACCATCTACACTTGGTGCAGCCCTGCCTCCAGCTTGTGATAGTAGCTCACCAAGGTCTTCTCCCCCTGCTCCCGCCATGTCAGCACCAGTGGTGCCTTCTCTATTTGAGGGGGTCAAGAGTTCTTCAAGAGGGTTGCTTCCAGATGCGGCACTCATTCCGGGAACTATCTCTTCTGGATTCTGTATGTTGTATCCGCGAGTCAACAGCTTACCAGCCAATGCCGCTAAGTTAGGAGGCTTTTGATACACTTGCTGCCATATCCCCGTGAGACCAGAAAATAGATTAAGTAGGTCCATCCAGTTTTTGCGCTCAAGGGCAATAGCATTTGCTTGACTTGCTACATCCATAGAGAATCGATACTCACCGCGAGCAGTTCCCTCGTCTACGTTCATCCACAACTCTGCCTGTGGATCTATTAATACTGCCCTCTCCGGTCTAAAGTAAACTGTCATCTGCCAAAACTTGCGAGCAGTATTAACTTGAAGCTGACTTAATAAATTGCCTCTACGTTGCTCGCGAGCAGTTGTTCTTCGTTCCGAAATCGAAGACTCAGTGGCGGTTTGTTCACCCGGTAAACTCACAGGCTGAGGAGTGCCAGCCGCTTGATCAAACAACTGCCGTATGACATTTAACATCTGCCCCTTGTCATCTGATATTTGGCCAAATTGAAGTGGCTGAACTGCATTCGGTTTTCCGGACAAACCCGGAGCGGGAATCGCAGTCATATCTGGGGCAGCTAATAGTTCCTCAATTATATCGTCTGTGACCACCTCCCTGTCGTACATTAAGACATTCTTCTGCTTTCGGATCACAGAAAGATATGAGTCGAGGATTTCGTGGGCTAAGGCTTGTATGTTATCTGCACCAGCAAGCAATAGTGCTGGCTTAGAGTACCATGTTTCTGAGGTGTAGTTAATCGAAAGAACTTCAGCGGGATAATCATCTAACGTAGGTATTGGCCACTCTTCGTCGTGCTGTAATATCTTGTCATGCCCATCAGCTATTGTGATAAGCATATTTGCACGATTCTTAGAAGTAACAGGGAAATTCCTAGCCCATATCTCCCACCCAACTACTAGGCCAAAATCGTCATCTGCTATCGCTGAATTTTGATCATGCTCTGGAGCTTCTTCCATCCTACCCGTAGGCTCCAAGTCTTCCGTGTTGTCGTATATAGGATTAGACTGAAAATCTTCTACGGGCCTACGGAATCGAAAAGCAATCCATCTTGCATCCCTTATGCCATCCTGAGCTAATGGATCTACCAAGAAGTCCTTGGGTCTCCAGCGTACTCCAAAGGGCGCTTCCCAGTCAATGGCGGTATTCCGGTCAGGATCATCTCCCTGCTCCAGCATCCCCTTGCGAATCTTAATGTTTAATTGGATTGACTCTTCTGATGTTTCGGGGAGGTTTTGAGTATTGACTGGATCTTGAAGCCAATTTACATGATGGTCTATAAAAAGCTGATGATCCTGCTCTCTAGCGACTCTAGTGTCTACGCCCGTGGATAAGATTAATATCTCTTCTTCGGGTGTATCTAATTGAAATTCCGCATTTTCTACTGAGTCATGTATCCGCTGATCGTAGTCTACCGTCCACCCTAACTTCTTTACGCCGTAGGGACCAAGAAAAGCATCAAGCAATATCCGCTCATCTTGCCTTAACTGCTCCGTTTCCCGATACCAGTAATCAACTATGTGCTTTACGGTCTGACTACCCGCCGTAGACTCGCGAGTTCTGGGTGTGACCAAGAAAGCGGGGTTGCGCTCAAGAAGATTCGCTATGGACTGGTCAACCCATCCAAAAATCAAGTTGGCCTTGACTCTAGAGATATGATTTTCCCTTTCGTCCTCCTGCTCTTCTCTTTTTTCCCGCTCAGTGGTCGCCTCATTGATATATTGCTTATGAAGTATATCAGAGGCTTGCCACAGTGGGTCCATTAGCTCTTCGGCGTACTGGATTTGCCTTCTCCAGTACTCAATCCTAGACTCCTCGCCCTTAGGGTAGGATGCCATAAAGAAACCGCCTAATGTGTATAATCATATTGTGATCGTAAGTCCTTGTCTCGCAGTATAATGCAAGTTAGTGGAATATACCTCTATAATAAAAGTATGTCAAGTGGGCTATGGCATGACTATGCCACCACCAGACCTTCGTCCTTTTTTCTGTCGAATGTGATTTTTCCAAGCATCACCCCAAGTAGTTGGCACCAAATCCTCAGATGGGCCAAACTCAACCTCCGGAGCCGCAGACAGAGTGTCCATCATTCTCCCGATTAGAGAAAGTGCATCTACCATATCGTCGTGAGTTCCAGCAGGAAAACGAAGCATCTCATGCATCATATCGCCAATCCAAGATTGGTGCCTTGGCCAAAAAACCTTACCCATTGCCATTCTTGCTTGAATAGACCGTGCCCTGCTTGCCTTGTCCCTCGTACTACTATATGGCTCCCTAGCGCAGTATGCCTGTCTTTCTGTCATTCTCCGCTGTAGAAAAGGCCCAACAGATTTTATAATTTGCCCGGACTCTTCTCCCCATCGAAGTGGCTTCCATTCTAACACAAGATCGCAAAAAGAGTCAACCCACTCTTCCGGCGTTGTCTGTGCTCTCCATAGGTCTAGTATGTATATGTTGTGTGACTCATCTACTCCGACCACAATATGTACCGTATAATCGCCACCTTGAGAGGTGACAGCATAATCGGACGCCCCATAAATGTGCAAGTTCTTAGAGCCTGAGTCCCATTGCTCTAAGAGGCGGCCTCTGTCATACATAAAATCTTCTATCCACTGCCTCTTAAAGTAAGATCCATCATCTTCAACAGGTGTTTGTTGGTAAAGTGCGCTCCATTCTCGTGGTCCTATCGTACGACGAACTTGCTCTAACATCTGGGTTGGAAACCAGTTGGGCCATAGAGGTTCGCCTTCTTTGCGCCCCAAGGCATCTTGCCCATACGCTAACGCTGGAAAATTTACAAGCTCCCACTTCTCGCCCTCAGACTCAGACTCGGACAGCAGTCTACCCGCCAAGTCATCGTCATGCCATCTGGTTTGAATTATGATAAACGCGCAATCTGGGGCTTGTCGAGTATAAACCACTGACCTGTACCAATCCCAGATACGATCTCTCTGTAGCTTAGAGTCTGCCTCTTCCCTTGACTTGATCGGGTCGTCAATGATAATAAGGTGACCACCTCTACCAGTAAGACCTCCACCTACGCCAGCCGCTCGAAATCCTCCACCAGCCGTAAGAGACCATCGATCAGCGGCACGATCCGTGGACTTTATTGCTATGTCCGGGAAGACATTGGCATACTCTTCTGCGTTGACAATCTCCCTCACATTTCTGCCAAACTCAGAAGCAAAGTCAGAGTTGTAGGTCGCGCAGATTATCTCTCTATTGGGATGCTTTCCCAAGTAGTAGGCGGGGAGCCTACGGGAAGCCATTTCAGATTTGCCATGACGAGGGGGCATCGTGACGATAAGCCTTTTGATATCGCCATTGATGACCCCCTCTAGTTTTTCTGACAAATAGTGATGATGTAGCGAAGGATTGAAGTCTACCTTTGTATACTGAATAAACTTCATGAGATCAGTGCTAGCTTTTTTGCGAGACTGATACTCTTTGAACAGGTCGTCGTCAGATAACTGATCTAGTGTTTTGGGAACCTGTTCTTTTGATTTGCCCATTAAAAAGGAAGTTCATCTTCATTCGCTGGAGAATCGGGCATTGGCCTTGGCTCGCTGCTACGACCACCTTCTTTCTTAGCGCCACCAAGGAATGTTAAATCTCGTACGACTACTTCTGTTGAATATTTCTTGTCCCCCTCATCACCCCAGCTTTTGGTTTGAAGAGATCCTTCGACGTAGATCTTATCACCCTTCTTGCCGTAGTTGGCGAGTATTTCACCAGCCTTACGCCATGCTACAATTCGATGCCACTCAGTCCGCTCTTGAGCTTCCCCCTCCTTGTTCTTCCACGTTTCCGTAGTTGCGATACTGGCGGTAGTTAAAGGCGTGTCACCAGCAGACTTAGACTCTGGGTCAGATCCCAAGTTCCCGACAATGATGACCTTGTTCACACTTCCTTTTGAAGCCATGGTGCATTCTCCCGGTTAGAGTTTGTGTATATAATATACGGATAATTGCTTAATTCGTAAAGCAATCTTACGTTTAGAGTATGTTGCGCGATACGCAACGCGCAAACTAATAGTATTGACAGCTAGTATGACGAGGCAAAACAATGACAAATATACGTGACACATACGACTATGTTAATCCAGAAAAAAAAGAAGCTATAGAAGTAATTGATAGCTTAATAAATGATGTTGCTCCCCTATTGACAATTGATAGATGGGAACAAATACTATGCGCCCTATCAATCGCATTGCCGGAAAGCTCTCTCGTGTTTGATGAAAGTAAAAGTGATGAAGGTATTGATGAAGGGAGGTGGCTAGCGGATAATGAAGACTTTGAAGATTAGTCCTCCTCCACGAAGTCCGCTTCTACAGCATCTTGCTTAAGCCTGTCTCTCACCATACTCTCAAGCTTGTCTGTCGGTATCTCTCTGACAGAATGTACGTGATCAACCTCGCCCCCCACTTCAATTAACTGCTTATCGCCCCACTTGTTCCTGCGGAGCCTACTCAAAGTCCACTGCCGGGCATGAGTATCTTCCATCGATACCTCAAGTTGCTTTTGCTCCAAGTCATCAAGCTTAGAGTTCAGCGCCTCTTCCCAGCACTCCGCAAATAAGGCATCCACCTTCTTCTGATGATAGGCGACACCGCGAGATACCTTAGCAATGCGACAGGCTTTGGAGATATTCCCCGGAGTCACCTCTAGCGCCTTGAGAAAAGCCAGCTTTTGCCCCAGAGCCATGCGACTCCCCCTAACTGGCTTTGCCTTCTCTACTAATTTAAGGATAGCGTTCATACACAAAGTAAGATACAGTGGTTTTGATCTCAATGCAAGAGACTGGAAATTAAAATACTGAAGAATAGGGGTATATACCACGTGATTGGTCTTACTGGATGAATAATGTCGCGTGTACCATAGATAATGTATATAAGGAGTAAAATGGTACACTCAGTAGGGAGGTATTTATTATTAAGCGCCGCGCCACCGGGGGCGACCTGCCCAGTAGCCGCACCTGTCAAGAGAAACCTTTTCCCATTTGCAAGTTGTTGTGCCGCAGCGAGTTACAAAGTCAAGAGAAATCTTTTCCTAGTGCTGCAAATATTGCATGGGCAGAATGTTCCCAT